AGTGGCACTACACAGCACACTGAAACTTTGACTTTCCAAGTGATTGACGGGGTAACAGCATAATGGCAAATCTTGTTTTTAAATTTAGTTGGGATCACCGGCCATTCCCGTATAACTCGGCTCAGGGAAAACGGCAATTCATGCTGCCATTCGCTTCAGGCATTCCTAATCTGGCACCAAACTTTTCGCAGGTCCAAGGTGCCGGTACAGCAGCTGCAGCAAATCTTACTACCTCATTTTCAGATGATACGATTGGGAGAGTGCTTCGGGTTGGTGATTTTGGTTTAGGGAAACCATTAAGAAACACTGATGTTAATGGAAATGATCTCAATAATATGACTACCGTGGGGTTCTATGGCAATGACACATTTGCCAGTGCAACTCTTGCTTTAAACTTTCCAGAGGCTGGTACTGTTGGAACGTTACTTGTATTGAACATTGCTGGTACTAACAGTTTCCGAAACCAGATCTATATTTCTGCATCAAGCGGTCGGATTTGGTATCGCTCAACATCGGATCTTACGAATTGGACACCGTGGAAACGGTTGCTGGAAGCTAGTAGCCCAGAATACCAGCGTATCGTGAATAATGGCTTTGCCGCTAACTTCGCACTGTCCAATGTTGCACTATCAACTCTCGATACTCGAGGGAGTTTTATCGGTTTGCAGAGTACCGGGGCTAATGCTTCCGCAGCAGGTGATTATCCGGGTATTTTTGCCCAGTATATTCTTGGACTAAACATTGCCAGTGCAAGCGAACATGCGGCACAAATCAGTGTTGGAACTTCGTCTACTTATATCGGATTCAGGCGACATAGTTACCAAGGGTCTTATTCACCATGGTATGCACTAAGAGGTGAACACAATACAACCGTGGATGGTTCAGGCTTTATTAAAGCCGCTTCACCAGTCGTTAAGCTTTTTCAAAGTCATATTGAGCTAAATAACGATGCAGCTAAGCAACCAATCACTTTCGATAAGTTGGGTACTGGTGATTACTTAGTGAAAGGCTCATTAGGTTTTGCTCAGGAAGGCTGGTACATCGAAGTGCCTAAAGATGCTAATGGCAATACGGTAGTAGCAGTTGAATATTCAACATTAGAAAACGGCGATCTTTCAATTAAAACTTATAAACGTAAGTTTGATGTGGAAAAGGCAGCCATTGTAGCTGATCTCGAAAATCCACTTGATATTCCAGAAGGCCGCTGGATTGATATTCGTCTGCATGAAGAACCTGAACCAGAGCCTGAAGAGCTTTTGAGTGAAACACCAGTGGATTTCCAGCCTACTAACTTATCTCAGGCAGTTGCTGCAGCCATGAATGGCGTGGAACCGCCAGAAATCTCAGACACAGACGAAACACTTTAATAACCCGCTTAAAAAGCGGGTTTTTTATTGCCTAAATTTTGGAGAACCATAAATGAGTTCAGGCGCAAAAATTCGATTATATGCTTGTGAAGAAGCAGTTTTAGGAACAACTCCAGCAAACCCGATCTGGTACACAGTTCGCCGTGTAAGTGATGGTTTATCTGAAAATGTTTCTACTGAAGAAGGCAGTGAAGTGGTTGATTCACGTTTTCGACAAGGTGGGGTAGTTACTGAAGCAGAAGTAGCAGGTCAGTTAGAGTTTGAATTATCACTTGGAACATTTGATCTATTCTTAAGTGCTTTAGCCTTCAATAATTGGGCGGGTAACGCTTTAAGTTTTGGTGGTACGGTACGTAAGTCATTAACGCTGGTTAAAGTTTTCGAAGATGTTGGCCAAGTCTTTATTTATCGTGGAGTACAGGTTAATTCTGGTGAAATTACTATCCAGACCACTGGAAAAATTACTGGTAACTTTGGTCTTGTAGGTAGCTCGTTTACTCGTCAGCAAACTAACCCTGTAGTGAATCCGGTGGCAGCTTCAACACGACCACTGGTCAGCATGCCAAACGTTGAAAACTTGCTAGTTAATGGTCAGTCTATTCAAGGTAAAGCGTGTCTACAGTCTCTTACCATTTCTATCAATAACAACCTTGAAGCAATCCGTTGTATCGGTTCGGGTAAGTACACACCAGAGTTCTACATTGAAAAAATGATGGATATCGAAGCAAATGCTTCATTCATGTTCTCGGCCACAGCTGCTGGTTGGATTGATGCAATCAAAACCCGTGATGTGTTTACACTGACCTTCGACATCAGAGACAGCAAAGGCAGTAAATACTCGTTTAACTTCCCTCAATTAGAAGTCATGGAAGCCAATCACCCGGATGGCGGTGGTGATGACATCATAACTGTAGATATCAACTTTGCCCAAGTTCGTACAGCGCCAACAATTGTACGTGCTCTTGTGTAATCAACTTATTCAGTAACAAAGCCTATGGAATCCCATGGGCTTTTTTATTTCTAAAAATTAGAGGTTGCTATGGCTTTAAAAGTCGGAATTATTAAAAGCTCGGACGTATCAAAATGGTGCGAATACAAAGGTGCTGATGGAGAGGTACAGGCAGAATTTAAAGTCCGTGGTATCGCTTATAAGCCTTTTCAGGTAGCTATTGAACGAGCAGGAAATCAGATCTCGTCTAAAGGCTATGATGTGATGGTCAAAGATGAAAATGCCAAGCTTTACCACGAGCTTTTAATGGATGCATGTGCTGCCCACTTAATTGAAGACTGGAAAGGTGTGGTATTTGCCGAAATCGTAGACGGTAAAACGGTTGAATCTGAAAAGCCCTATACACCTGAGAATGCCTCAAAGCTTCTTAATCTTGGTGATATTGGTATTTCAATCTGGCTATTCATTAAAGAACAGGCCCAGAAGATTCAGGAAGAAGCCGACAAGGACAAGGCTTTAATTCTGGGAAAGTCATCGAGCTCTACAAATACCAAAAAACGTATGCGTCGAAAACGCCGCACGAAATCGAGCAAATCAAGTTCTTAGGTGGCCGTATTCCGGATCCGCCAGAATATTCGTATGCGGCTGACTCTATTCTTTCGGCATTTAGTACTATTGCCAGATCCAGACGGTATGAGCAGGGCATCCCATTATCTTTAGATCAGCAGGCAATCAATGTTTATGCTGAGCATAATGATTTGCCAGTGGCTGCTCATATTTTTAATGACTGTATTTTTGCTCTGGATAACCTGTTTCTGGATGAAGCGCATAAGAAGGCGACGCAACGAGCGACGAAGACTTAAGTACTGATTTTCGGGACATAACTTAGACTTTGCGACGTGATTTAGCGCGTTTGATGTTACATAATACGCCTATTCTCTTGACATTCCCGTAAAGATTCCTTATTGACAGAAATGTCATTAGTGCGTACCCTTGTTCCTATAGAGACCCTGTTATCAAATGATAAGAGGGTTTTTCTGTCATAAAAATTGTATGTTTTATGACACCCATTAAATATAAGGGCGATAAAAAATGAACAAAGGTATGAAGTACTTTACAGAAGGTCTGCTAGCAGCTTTTGTATTAGCACCTCGTGTCCCAGTACATGCTGTTGAGCCTGCAAAAATGGAAGATCCGCGACCAATTGGTAATGCAGCAAAACATTGGGAAGCAGTCGGTAAAAACATGACAAAAGCTACCAACAGAATCGCATGTGACTTGCGCAGTAAACAACCTGAACTTAACTCATTATAAATACCTAATTAATGTCTCAACATCGTCGAACTAAACGTGGCATCGCAACAAAAAATGGCAATGATGTATCAGTTGCTGTGGAAGAGGCGGAAAGCTACTCACCATACCCGCCTCCTGATTTGGTTAAGGCATTTGAAGAAATCCAACCTGGTCTAGCTAGTCGTTTAATGCAGATTGTTGAGAATGAACAGACTATGAGTCATGAAGTGGCTCGCCATCAAATGGCAGAAAATAAGCGCATCAACACTGCAAACATTGAGAATCAAAAACATAACTCTCAATTATTCCTTCTTGGTTTAATATTTGGAGTGTTGATAGGAATAGGGATTCTATGTGTAGCAGTATATGCGCTATATGCTGGTTATCCTTGGGTTGCAACGGCTGCTTTCTCAACCTTAGCAGCTATTTTAGTAATCCTAGTGCTTCGCAAAGTGCCTGCTTCTAATGGTGAGCAGACATCTAAGCCGTCTACTCAAAAATAGTAAGCAACACCCAAACAACCGCTAGAGATAGCGGTTTTTTATTGCTTCCTAAATAGCCTATTGCTAAATTACCCCTAAACAAGGGGTATTGTTATTACAACAATACCCGATAATGAATTAATGAGCTAAATACCATTCAATGTCATGCGGTGATTTATTTCCTACATGCTCTAAAGTAAGGCCATAGCCAATTGCTTTTCGATTTAAAGCATTAGCATGACAAACCGCTTCAGATGTCAAGCCACTCAAACGGCCTGCATAGCTACTTTGAATAGCTGTTAGAGCTGGATAGATTTCATTCTTAATGAACTTGCCAAGAATTGGGACATACCACATCAAGAATTGAACATCCTTATCTCGCAATACAGTATGAATGTTTGGTTCAGTATCTTTGTACTTCTCAGCACTGCTGTACATAGCGATCAGATGATGAACATACTCAACTGCCACAGGAATTACATCATGTGGGATTTCATCAATATGCTGAACATTGAAACGTTGGTGAACTAATTTATAAGCATCGCTGTAATTCAAATGCTTAGTTTTAGCTACAAGAAGATTTACAGCATTGGTTAGGGGTTCACGTTCTGATTTGTGGGTTTTAGCTAAAATCTCTTTACGGACAAAATAGCAATCCTCAAGTTGCTCGAAAACTTCCCATGCTTGGTCGGTGTCGAGCATCTTCGCATGGCGTGCTGCACCACGTTCTGTCCATAAGATAAGGGATCGAGTTTTATTTGAAATTGCAGGGAAATTTGCAAGTGACTTTAAGTCACCTACAAATTTTTTCAATTCTTCACCAATAATTTTGAAGAAGTGTTTACCTTCTACAAACCGCTCTTTATTTCGAGAATAGTTTTGTTTGATGTTGTCTGTATCGGTTCCATAGAAATCAGCAAGCATTGCTGTAGTAACAACTGGAACAGATTTGAAGTTAACAATTGATATTTTGGTATCGTTGATTTGTGCTATATTAGACATGTCTTAAATCTCCATTGGTTTAGACATAAACCCCTTGCCTGATTTCGACGTCTGCAAGGGGTTTTCTTTTTCATGGCTTTTAGCCTTGATGAAGTCATCTTATTTAATATCTTTTATTGTGTCAATTCTTTTTGTTGTGCTAACACAAAAAATAGTAATTATCTTTTATTGTGCTACAATATTCTAAAATTTAACTTGTGGTGCAGCAATGGAAGTAAAGAATAATGTTGCTTGTTTGCGTGAAAAAGCAGGCTTAACGGTTTATGAGCTATCAAAGCGGTGTGGTTTTGTTAGTGGTAGCAGAGTTCTATCAAACTATGTGACAAGAGCCGAGCAGGGACATTCTGTCAAGATCGATACAGCCTTACTTATATATAAAGAACTCAAAAAAGCAGGTGTATGTAAAAATTTTGAGGATGTATTTTGGCTTGACCACATGGACTAGTAGAGAATCTTCCTTTTTAAGTTCTTGATGACATTATTTTGTCCATTTGTTAAATTGTGTGAGATTAATAACAAATGGATTACATTATGAAAAAGATTTTATTAGCGGGATTTCTTGGATTGGGCTTAGCGGGGTGTGCGACAACTCCCCAACAACCCTCAGAGCCTGTAAAATTTGAAAAGGTTTATCAAATTGATGGATTAAACCAAGCACAGATTTATGATGGCGCTAGACAATGGTTCGCTGTAGCTTTTGCTTCTGCTAACGCAGTAATTCAATATGAAGATAAGGCATCAGGCACTATCATTGGAAAGGGCAATATGCGATATCCTTGTTCGGGCATGGAGTGCTTGGCAATGACAGGAAACGAACGTGTTGATTTTACTGTAAGAGTGGACACTAAGGATGGGAAAATGCGCGTGGGTTATGATGGTTTAACCTATAGCGCTCCATCGCACATGAGTGCTGGAATAATGATGCCTGCACAAAATTACCCTATAACTGAAAGTAGGAAGTCCACACCACTGATTATTAGTAAGATTAATACTCTATCGGATGATATGGCTGAAAAGATTAAAACTCAGCAGAAAGTAAATTCGAATTGGTAATTAAAGAAGAGATACAGCATGAGCACACCACAATATCAAACAATGAAAGAAAGTGAAGTTTGCAATGCCATCGGATGGGGGTTAATTGTTCTAGGTATTATATCTGGATTTATTTTTATACTTGTGTTTGGCCGAGTTGAAGTTCCAAGAACTTATTATGGCACCGAGACCGTATGGTCAGGAATCATGGTTATTACAGGTATCGGGATAATCTTAAATGGATTCTTAGTGGGCTATCTGTTCCAAAAGGTTGCCAGCATATTGAGATATCACGAGAACAAGAGCGCATCTTAAGCAAAAACACTAACCCAAAAATCAACCTTAACAACCCACTCATTGAGTGGGTTTTTTATTGCCTAGAGGAAAGTAAGATGGCACAAGAATCACGTCTCGTCATTGTAATTGATGCAAAAAACGCAGAGCGTAATGCGCGTAATCTAGGCAATGAATTGGATAGCATTGAGCGTAAAGGTGACTTTGCCACCAAATCAATGGATGCATTATCTGTTGCTACACGTCAACTTGCAGGTTATATGGCTGGATTGGTTACTGTAAGTGCTGCCATTTCTAAGATGGACACTTATACAGGACTCCAAAACCGTCTCAAATTAGTAACTAACAACCAAGTTGAGTTAAACAAGGCAACAGAAGATACCTTCCGGATTGCTCAAAAAACCTATTCAGCTTGGGATTCAGTTTTACAGGTTTACCAACGCTTTAGTGACAATGCTAAAACACTAAACCTTACGATGGATGACACAGCACGTTTAACTGAAACAGTATCAAAAGCTGTAGCAATAAGTGGTGCAAGTGCAGCAGCAGCAGATGCAGCTTTAGTCCAATTTGGACAAGCGTTAGCAAGTGGTACATTGCGTGGTGAAGAGCTTAATTCTGTAATGGAGCAAACCCCGGCATTAGCAAAGGCTATTGCTCAAGGCATGGGGATCACCGTAGGAGAGTTGCGATCTGTTGCAGCTGAAGGAAAAATTACTTCACAAGAAATTGTAAAAGCGCTTAGAAA